ACCGATCACCAGCGCGTCCTGGGGCAGGCGGAACTCGGCCCGGAAGGCGGAGGGATCGACGGGCGCCAGGAAGGGTGCCGGGTCCACGGCGCTGCGCACGCAGCTCACCTTGTCGGCCGCCAGCCCTTCATCGAGGAGCACCTGGCGGATGGCCTCGGAGATGGTGATCACGTGGTCGTAGAGCCGGTACTTGATGGCCACGGCGAGGCGCGACTCGGGGTTGTCCACCCGCCGCGACAGCACGCAGGGCACACCGGCCATTTTGGCGGCCAGACCACCCCAGGTGTCGGCGCCACGGCGGCTGTGGAGGTGCACCAGGTCGGGTTGCTCGGCGCGGATCAGGCGCGCCAGGCGGAAGGCCAGGCCGATGTCACCGTCGCCCCCCATGCGGATGGGCAACACGCGCACGCCCACCGGCGGCTGGCGGCTCATCTCGCTGTCGATGGGGCAGGCCAGCAGGCTGTCGATGCCGCGGGCCGCCAGGCCCTCGGTGATGTACTGCACCTGGCGGGCGCCCCCGTAGAGGTGCTTGCCGGCTTCCACGTGGAGGATCTTCATGGCGCGGCGCCTCCGGCGGCGAGCATGGCCTGGGCGCGTTCCAGCACCATGGCCGGGGTGATGTCGCGCAGGCAGGTGAACTTGCCGCCGCAGGTGGGACGACGTCGGCACGGGGAGCATTCCATGCCCAGCCAGATCACGCTGCCGGTGGGCCGGCCGGTGTCGGTATAGGGGCAGGTGGAGCCGAAGATGGCCACCGTCGGTCGGGCCAGGGCGGTGCCCATGTGGGTCAGGCCGGTGTCCACGCCGATCAGTAGGGCCGAGTGGGCGATCACCGCGACTGCCTCGGGCAGGCGGGTCTTGCCGGCCAGGTTGACGATGCGCGGGTCGGCGGCGGCAATGCGCGCGGCAGCCTGGGTATCGGCAGGGCCGCCGAGGATCACCGGGGTCAGGCCGGTGGCCTCGATCAGCAGCGGAGCCAGGGCCTGCCAGGCGTCTTCGAACCAGTGCTTCTGGGGCCGCGTGGTGAAGGGGGCGAACACCGCGTAGGCCCCCGGAACCAGGCCGTGCTCCGCGAGGGTGCCGAGCACCGCGGCATCCGCCGCCGGGGCCACCGTGAGGGTAGGCAGGAACGCTCCCGCGTCGAAGCCCATCCGGCGGGCCAGGTACTGGTATTCGGAGCCGATCCGGGCGGCCTCGCCCCCCCGCGGGATCACCTCGCTCATCAGCCACTGGCTACCTTCCTTGGAGCCCAGCCCAACCCGCCGGGGCGCCCCCGACAGCCAGGTGAGGAAGCCGCTCTTCAGCAGACCCTGCAGGTCCAGGGCCAGGTCGAAGCGGCGCGCGTGCAGTTCGCGCCGCAACTGGCGCACGCGCCGCCACAGTTCGAGGCGCTGGCCGGACTTCCACAGGCGCACCCACTCGGCCTTCGACCAGGGGATGACTTCGTCGATGTCGGGATCGGACAACAGCAGCTCATGGATGCCCGGCTCCACCAGCCAGGCGATATGGGCATCCGAGTGGCTGCGCCGGATCGCCCCGGGCAGGGCCGAAGCGAACACCACGTCGCCGATGGCGGAGCTGCGTACGATCAGGACGCGCATCAGGGCGCTCCCAGCTGGGCCAGGCGGGCCACGACGGCGTCCACCGTGATGGCGTCCATGCCCTGCCCGGCCAGGGCCTGGAGCAGCGGGTCATGGGCCAGGGGCGGGGTGGCACCGAACAGGCCCAGGGCCGGTACGCCGTTGGCGACCGCCATGTTGAGCACGCCGGTGTCGTTGCCGACACAGTACTGGCAATGGCGCAGCAGGGCCGCGGAGCGCTGTACCGAGGCCTGGGCGGAGACCATCATACGGCTGCGCAGCGCGGCCGGCACGGCGGCAAGGATGGATTCGGCGGCTCCCTGCTCCGCCGGCCCCCCCAGCAGCACCACGCTGCCGCCCCGCCCGGCCAGGGCCACGGCGAGGGCACCGAAGCGTTCCGCACCCCAGTTTTTGCGGGCTTCGGAGGTTCCGATGGAGAAGGCATAGCGCGGCTCGGGGTTCTTCCATCAATAATCCGGGAAGTTCGGCGCGGATGGCCGCGATCATCGCTAATTCGATTTTTGGGGCAATCTTTGGGGCAATACGCTCGGCCAATGACCTGACGCGGAATTCAGAGAACCATGTGCTCATTTCCAGCCTTTCACGAATCCGCCGGGGCGGGTGGGTTTTTGGACGAATGGGGTTTTTGCGGCGGCGGTTTCTGGCAGTTTTTCCGGGTCGACCGCAACGGCCGCGCGGGACTTGAGGTCAATTCCTGACAGGCGCAGCGCGGCGAGGGCGTATTTCCAGCAGTCGAGCGCTTCGTTGCGCGGGCGGGTCTGCACCCACTCGGCGTAGGGGCGGGTGCCGCGCATTTTGGTGACGAGTTTTTCGGCGGTGAGCTGGGCGAAGTATTCGTCGTCGAAGCCGGCGGCGCTGGGGAAATGGATGTAGGCGGGGCCGGGCTGGGTGATTTTCAGGCGCGAATAGATCAGCGCCTTGGCCTGGTCGTCGCCGACCAGATGGACGGTGATGCCTTTCTTGCGCTGGCGGCGCAGGCGGAGGCGACGAGATTTCTCGTCTTCGACAATCGGCACGCCGGGGCCGGCGCGGCCCTTGACGGCGAGCGCCCAGCGCCGCTTTTCGACGAAGGCATAGACCATGCTTGTGTTGTAGCCGGAGTCGACCGCTACCACTTCGGGCGCCCAGTGGCCGAGTTCTTCGTCGAGGCGCAGCCAGACTTCCGGCTGGGCGGTATCGCCGGGGACGATCAGATGGTCCATCGTCCAGGCTTCCTCGCCGTGGCCCCAGTCGATGATGGTGACTTCCAGTCGGTCTTTCTGCACGTCGACGCCGGCGGTGCGCGCCAGGGCTTTCGGCTTTTCTTCGTATTCTTCGAGGCGGGCGAGCAGGCCGGTGGGTTCGACGTGGTCGCCCTGCTCTTCCCAGCATTCGCCGAGGTGGGTATTGACGAAGGTGCGCAGGGTGCCGGGTGACTTGACGGCGCTGTGCCATTCGCGCACCAGGTCGGACCACGACGGGCCGAGGCCGATTGGCGCGTAGAGGGCGCTGATGTGGTAGCCGCGCGTGCTGCGCTCGGGATAGGCGGCGATCCAGCGGCCGCCGGCGAGCATGGCCGGCTTGTGGTGTTCGTAGATTTCGCCCTGGCAATGGCTGCAGACGTAGAATGCTTCCATCCGCTCGCCTTCGCCGCGCCACTTGATGCCGTGCGCCGCCTCGCTGCCGCCCCATTCCAGCGGCTGGAACTCTCCGCAATGGTGGCACGGCACGAAGTAGCGGCGCTGGTCGGATTCGGCATGGCCGCGCTCGATCAGGCTTTCGCCTTTGACGGTTGGTGTCGAGATAAACAGGCGCTTGGCGCGGGCGAAGGCTTTGGTGCGGCCCTTGGCCAGCGATACCGGATCGCCTTCCTCGCCGACCTCACCGGGGAAGCGGTCGAGGTCGTCCATGATCAGGTAGCGGACGCTGCGCTGGGCGTAGGAGTTGGGCGAGTTGCCGCCGGCCAGGAACAGCACGCCGCCGGGGAAGTCGATCATGTCCTTGCTGTTTGCCGAATCACGCGAGCGCTGGCCGCCAAGCAGGTCGCGGATGACCGGCGTTTCGAGCAGCAGCGGGTTGAGCTTCTGCGCCTTCCAGGCGTCTCGGGAATCCAGCGTCGGCATCAGCACCATGACCGGCGCCGGGGCGTGGTCGAAGGTGTAGCCGAGGAAATTGACGGTGGCCTCGGTGACGCCGACCTGCGAGGACTTGATGACCCAGATGTCGGTGACGCGCGAGCTGGCCGAAAGGCAATCCATGATTTCGCGCAGGATCGGGTTGCGTGAAGTCCGCCAGCGCCCGCGCTCGCCCGCCTGCTTGCCGGACAGCACGCGATTGTCGTCCGCCCACTGGCTGACGGTGAGCGCGCGGCGCGGTTGCGCCGAACGCCAGAACACGTCGTAGCAGTAGGCGGCTTTTTCGCTCATTTTTTGGCGTTGACCGCAGCGGTATCGTCGAAGGCTTGGCCGGTGACGGCGTGCGTGGCGCGCTTTCCGGTGAAGTTTTGCCAGCGGCGGACTGCAAGGTCGCAATAGTCTTGCGACATTTCCATCGCGTAGCAGCGGCGGCCTGTCTGCTCAGCAGCGATGAATGTAGTGCCGCTCCCGCTGAACGGATCGTAAAACAAAGCGTTCAGCTTGAACGAAAGGCGGCTGATGAACCAAACCCATACAGCGACAGGTTTCGGGCATGGGTGGTCAAGTTCGGCAGCGTTTGCGGGTGTGTTTGCGTTAACGGCGTCAGGGCGGCAGCCGTTTCCGCTTGCAAGGGCCGGGTCTTTGCCATAACAAAGAAAGGGCTGCCAGCAATTAAATCCCCACGCGCTGCGCGCTTGGCCAGCACCATAAAACCAGCATAAGACCCAATCTGGCTCGGGATAAATCCACTGGCGGGTGACGCCACAGGAAAAAACAACCGCATCGGCGACGTTGCGCGCAATCGGAAGCCATTTGCTCGCCATGTCTGCGACGTTGTCTTTGCTGTCTTTGAATTGGTCATAGTCGTTTTTAGCGGTAGCGTGGCCATCGAGGCCATAGGGCGGGTCTGTCAGACATACATCGGCGCGCTGCCCATTCATCAATGTAGAAACCATATCTGCGTCGGTGCTATCGCCACACATTAGTCGGTGCTTTCCCATTATCCAGACGTAGCCGGGCTGCGTGATCGGCGGCGGCTTCGGTGGCGGCACATCGTCTGGCTCTGTTTTGCCTTCAACCGGAACAAAAAGTAGGTCGTCGATTTCATCATCGATAAAGCCGAGCAGATCAATATCGAAGCCGACCTCCCGCAGTTCGATCATTTCTTGAGCAAGCAGTTTTTCATCCCAGCCGGCGTTTAACGCAAGTTTATTGTCGGCGATGACGTAGGCGCGCTTCTGCGTTTCAGTCAGATGCGCCAGGCGGATGCACGGCACCTCGGCCAGGCCCAGTTTGCGCGCGGCCATGACGCGGCCATGTCCGGCGATGATGCCGCCGGCGCCGTCGATCAGCACCGGGTTGGTAAAGCCAAACTCACGGATTGAGGCGGCGACCTGGGCGATCTGTTCGTCGGAGTGCGTCCGGCTGTTGCGGGCGTAGGGAATCAGGGTTTCGATGGGCAGGGTTTCGACTTGCACGGTCATCCTTCTTTGGTAAGGGTTTGCTTCTGGCGCTCGATGGCCTGGCCGATGTCGAGCAGGACGTTGCGGCAGGCTTCGGTGAGCAGGGATTGGACTTCGTGAATGTCGGCAACCGCGCACAGGATCGGCGCTTGCTGATCGGGAAAGACATCCATCAGCGAGCGCACGGTGGCGCCGACGAAGCGCAGGGCGGCGTCGACGTCGTCGCGCGGGATGAGGTTGCCGATCAGGGTTTCGTATTCGGCCTTGGCGGTTAGCGCGGCGTACTTTTCCTTGACGGCGCGGGCGGCCTGGTAGTTGCTGCCGATCTTGTCGATGGTGCCGTCGTTGCCGCCACCGGCTTGCACAGTCGCGCCACGTTCGATTTTTTCGGTGCCGGCAATGCCTTGGGTCGACCCGGCCTCCGTTTGCGCGCCAGCGGTGCGCTTTTGCGCGTGACGATAGGCAACGTCCGGGCGGCTACCGCCGGTCTGCTCGATGCGCGCCAATGATTCGGCGACGCGCACGCGGGCGCCGCGCCCGGCGCCGTCCAATACTAGGCGCCCGTCCTGCGCCAGCTTGGTGATGTGGCTGGGGGATTGGCCGATCAGTTCGGCAAAGTCTTTTTTGCCGAGGGTGGCGGGCAGCTCTTTCTCGCTCATTGTTTTTTCTTCTCAGGAAGTGAGGAAAGAGAGGGCGCGCGCGTTAAAAACGCGCCAGCGAACAGCGAACGCCTGGCGAACGGGTGGGCGAACACCCGCAAACCCGCTCGTACACTGCAAGCGAACGGGCGAACGGGTGTACGTCCGTGTACACGCGAGGAACATGCGCGAGGTGGGCGAGCGGGTGCATGTACGTTTACGTGCACGTAGGCGCGCGGAAGCCCGTTCGCACGTTCGCTTGCCCTATTCATGCGGGTTTGCGCCCGTTCGCACTGGTGTTCGCTGCCTGTTCGCTGTTCGCTCATGGGTGGTGTCCGATCACGTCCTTGAAGGCGAAAAAACAGCGGGTGGCCCATTGCGCTTCGTTTTCGGTGTCCTGCAGGCGGAAATCTTCGCTGTCGGGCAGCGCGGCGGCGGCGGCCTGGACTTCCTTGCTCGGCACGACGAAGCGCCAGCGGGTTTTTTTGCCGACACAGTGGAGGTCATCGAAGCGATCCTTCAGCCCTTTCCACCATCCCGGCAGCTTGGCGATCTCGCCGCCGAACTGGTTGGCTTCGCGCGGGTTGCGCACGCCGGTGGCGCGGCACCATTGGAGGTAGGCGATATAGAGGTCGGACGATCCGCAGGCGCAGATCGGCAGGCGCTTGTGGTTGAAATATACATCGCCGGCCAGCCATTCCTCGACGAAGCGCATCACGTTTCCCTGGCCGACCTGCATCAGGTCGCGCTTGGCCTGGGTTTCCGGCGGCGGGGTGAATTGATTGAAGCCGGAGAGGTCGACTTGCAGCAGGAAGTGGTGCAGCGCGGCGATGCCGCCGTTGTTGAGTTCTTCGCGGATGCCCTGGTATTGGTCGGCGGGCATCTTGGGCGGGGTCCAGATGACGAAGTGGCGGCGGTCATCCTGTTCGAGCGGCAGCGGCTGGATTTCGTTGGAGAGATAGACGACGTTGCAGTGGTTGCGCTCGTCGTGCGCGGCGACGTTCTTCGGGTTGATGCGTATCCATTCGCCGGTGACGAAGGACTTGAGCTTGTTCTTGACGTGGTATAGCTCCTGGCGGGCGACGACTTCGTCGGCGATCAGGAAGAGCTTGCGGCTGGCCCAGTCGTTGAACTTGTCCTCGATCTCGGCCTGGCCGACGATGCGGCCGTATTCGCCGTAAACGCCCATGATGGATTCAAAGAACAGGTTCTTGCCGGTGCCTTGGGGGCCGTGGAAGATGAGCGCGGTGCGCATCTTGGCGCCGGGGTTCTGGATCGGGTAGGCCAGCCACTTTATGACCCAGTTGGCCAGCTCGTGCGCGTTCTGCTCGCCGCTGCACAGGTAATAGAGCAGGTCGATCAGGCGGCCGCAGTCGCCTTCCTTCGGATCGGTCGGCCAGCCGCCCCACAGGTTGCAGCGGATGGACTTGTCGGTGCAGGCCGGGTCGAAGCCGACTTCGGACAGGCGGACGACCTTGCGATCCTCGCGCAGCTTCCACTCGCGCCAGCCGTGGTCGGGGATGATGTCCAGCACGTCGGTCTTCGGGACGAGCAGATGTTCCTGGTGGTCGAACAGCGTGCCTTTTCCGCCGTAGATCAGCGCGAAGCGCTCGGTGGCCTCGCCCACACTGAGCAATGAGACGAGGGTTTTCTTCTGCGGCGGTTCCCCCTGCCCCCCGGTGTGGATTTCCCGCTCGGCGGGAACGCTCAAACCATGGCGATCCAGGGCGGCGGTCAGTTGATTGCGGACGACGTGGATGCCTTCGAGGGCGTGCAGGTCGTTGAAATCGGTCGGGCCCTTCTTCGTGGTGCTTCTTTCTTCCGCGAATTCGGGCTTGAAGTAGGCGGCGCCGTGCGCGGTGGCGGCCAGGCGCGCGGCTTCGACGCCGGGATTGCCGGCGGTCAGGTAGTCGTCGTCGGCACAGATGAGGATTTTGCTGCTGCGGTAGGTTTTGGCCAGGGCGGCAACGACCGGCATCAGCGAGCCGGCATCGAAGGCGACGGCGACCGGCAGGCCGCTGGCTTCGTGCAGCGTGGCGGCGGTGGCGTAGCCCTCGGCGACCAGCACCAGGCCGCGCGGGATGCCGCCGATCAGGTGGTAGGCGCCAACCTTGTCCATGCCGGCCGGCCAGTATTGCTTTTCGAGCTTGCTGCCGCGATCCTTGCCGCGAATGATCTGCAGGCCGACGATGCGGCCGTCCCGCTGCATGGGGACGGCGAGCGTGCCGTTGCCTGATGGCGAGTAGCGCAGTCCGTAGCCTTGCACGCACTTGCGCTTGAGGTAGTCGGATTCGCCGATCGGAACGTATTTGCGCCAGGCGGCGTCGGCCTGGTCGGCGGCTTTCTTGGCTCCGGCGGCGCGGATGGCTTTGACGCGCTTCATCTGCGCATCGTGGCGCAGCTTGATGGCCTCGCGCTCGGCCGGCGTCAGGGCCGGGGCGCCGCTGCGGTTGAGTTTGACGGCCTGCTTGCCGTTGTCGTTGCCGTGATAGATGCCCCAGGCGCCGGTGATGTAACGCTGACGCTGACCGTTGGCGTCGTCCAGCTCGATGTCGTTGAGCCAGAACCAGCCGCGCCGCTCGCGGTCGCCACCATCAACGAAGCAACGCACCGGGCGCGGGGTGTCGATCTGCAGGCCGTCGCGCAGGACCAGACCGCCGGCGGTGAGTTGGTCGAGTACGTCGTCGTAGTTGGCCCAGGTCATCTATTGCGCTCCATAACCAGCTTGATCGCGCGTTCGACTTCGACAATCAAATCCTTGTCGACCTTGGCCATGACTCGCCGGCTGATTTTCTTGCTACTGAACATCTGCGAGAAGCCAATCACCTGGACAGGTTTTATCGGCAGCCTGCCCTTGCCTTCCCGAATGAAAACGGTACGGCCCCGGTTGGCGATGAACGCCCCGCGAATCTGCTTGATGCCGCTACCGCGTTTGATCTGAAAACCGAGCTGGCGCCCGATGGCGGCCAGGTCTTTCTTCTTGACCCCGACGGCGCCGCGCGTCTTGACCGCCACGCCTGCCGACTGCAATGCCGCAAGGAAGTGAATCATGTTCGCCGACCGGCCGCGCTTTTTCTTCGATCCGAAGATGTCGATGACGGCCTCGATGTTTCCCTTGTTGGCCTTGCGCAACGACATGGAGTTCCTGACCTCGTCCGCCTTGACCAGGTATTCCTCACGGATCGCGCGGTTAACTTCCGTCTGTGCCTTGGCGGCGGTCTTGTTGATCGCGGCGGCCAGTACCTGGTCCTTGATTCCAGCCTGCAGCCCGGCCAGCTTTTTCTGCACGGCATCGAAGCCGCGAACGTCCACGCTGATTTTCATTTCGTCGCCCAGTCGGCACAGCGCTGCGTGGCGACGCGGTACTTATGGCAAGCGCGCTGCTTGTGGCCACCGTCGGGCGAAATCAGCTTGAGGAACAGGTGGCGGCAGCCGTCGCAGCTCGCCGCCCGTGCCAGCTCGTCGCCGCGCACACCATGCCCCGCAATGTCACGCGGTCGGTTGCCGATTTCCAGCCCCGCCTCGGCAGCATAAAAACTCCCCTCGCCTGCCAGCCCGTCCTTGATTGATTTATTGATCATCTCCACCCCGAATGCCGTTCTTAGTTCGTCAATCCATGCCGCCGTCTGCGGCATCGCCTCACGTAGCCCACCCGATTTCACTATGCTGAAAAGCCAAACCCTAGAGCTATTCCGCGCCGTTTCGTACCCCCTTTAGGCAGAGCCAGGGAGGACCCGTCGATCTGGTTTGTCTTCATGCCTTGAAGATGCGATCCACTCGCACCTTCCTTACGTGGGGTGCGGGGTTGTCTATTCATCGCCATGCCTGCTGAAGACGCCGAGCATCCACCAGATCAGCGCAGCGTACGCTGCTGCAGCCAATCCGGTCAGCGCCAGCGCCTCAAGCACCTGGTTTGTTTCTCCCGTCACCTTGCATCTCACGTCGATCAGCTCAGACAAAGCGTCGAACCCTGCATGAACAACCCCGCGTGTTATTGATTGCCGAAACGAAAAAACCCCGGCGCAGGCTTGTGGCCTGGCCGGGGTGCGAAAACCAGCACGAATGCTGGCGGAGGGAGACACGGTTGGAAGGCAGCATGTCAGGCGGCCCCAGCAGTTTGGCAGTCGGTGCCACGCAGATAAGCCCAATCGACATCAGGGCGCAGGTCTTCGCAGCGGACGACGCCTTGCGATTCACGCTCGATGCTGATAGCCAGCGCCTCGCCGCAATTACGGCCATACGCCACGTTGCGCACCTGGCCAAGCGTCGTCCCGCAGCGCTTGGCGAAGTCATCGCGCTGATCTGCGGTCATCGAAAGATAGAAGTCTTTGAGTTGCATGCGCCAAATATACACCAATTGGTGTAGCTGCAACACTAACGCGTGAATATTTTTCCACTGAACGGTGTGGCCTAATCGAACCATGAGCATTTCCGACATCCGCCGGGCCGTGCTACGCGAACTGATTCGCAGTCGGTTCGATGGCGTCGCGCGCCAGCTCGCACTCGCGGCAAAAAAGCCCGAAGGACAGATCAACGACATGCTTTCCGTCCCGCCGCGCAAATCGTTCGGCGAAAAAGTCGCGCGCCAGATGGAAAACAAGCTCGCGCTGCCGCCCGGTTATTTCGACCAGATCGCCAACAGCGTCACCACCGGCAAGGTCGCGCCCCTTGGCACACAGCAGACGGCGAAACCCTACTTCGTCGGCACCGTTGCCGACATCATCGAAATTCTGGAGCGTCTCGGCGAAACCGAACAAAAAGAAGCGCTGGGTGCCATCCGTTACATCGAATACGAATTCAGGCAGCGTCAGAAAAACTCGACTACGCGCGCCGGCCAGTAATCCCGCACCAGGCGCGCGGCAGGCGGGATAAAAGCAACGTAATATTGCTGCCCCGCCTTCCTGGACGTAACATCGAATAATTTACCCGAGCGCCGCCATGCCCCTGATCAAATGCCCAGAATGCCACGCCGAAATATCCTCGCTGGCCCCCAACTGCCCCAAGTGCGGCGCGCCGGTTTCCGCCAGGCCGGTCATCACCACGCAACAAACCACCCGCAAGTTCAAAGGACACATGCTCATCGGGGTCATGCTGTGCTGCCTCGGCGTCATCCTTATCGTGGCGCCCGCCGAATACTCACCCGGCGGCGCCCTGCTCTTCCTGGTCGGCCTGATCTGGTTTCTGGTCGCCCGCGCCCGCGCCTGGTGGCATAACGGATAGCCCGCCGCCAACCAAGAAACAACCGCCCGCCCGTCGCGGGCTTTTTTTTGCAAATAAATACACCTTCCGGTGTTGACTTATGATTCACCGTTTGGTGTAATGACTCAACGCACCACTGGAGCCACCAAGATGACCAGCAAACAACTCACCATCACCCTCCCCGAACTCGCCGCCGGCGAGCGCTACCTGTGCGGCGTCATTGATGAAAACGGCGCTGTCACCCACACCGTCCTGCTCCCCGGAGACGCCGATCCGGCGCCCTGGGAAGCACAAATGGCCTGGGCCAAGTCCATCGGCGGCGACCTGCCGAACCGTATCGAACAGGCCATGCTGTTCGCCAGCTTCAAAGACCAGTGTGC